CGTGTCTGCGTTGGCAGCGTAATTGATGAGCCCAACCGGGCGTCCCTCGGCGTCCTTGAGGCTGCGCTGCGAGTACGCCTGGATCGCGTAGTCGGCGCTCAACTCGGCGCGGGCCGTGGCCTCGTTCGTCTGGTAGACGCGAAGCTGCTGCACGCGGTGCTGGCCCATGCGGCTTTGGAAGATGCCCATGTTCCGCGCAAGGATCGGGGAGAGCATCCGCCGCTGCACGTCGTTGTCGAGCATTCCCATCGCCGACTGCCCTGCCTGCGACAGCTCGGCCTGCATGGCGTCGTAGTTCACCTCAGCATCCTTGCCGATCATCGCCATGTACTTATCAGTCACGGCCTGCATGCCCCTGCCAGCCGCTACGTCGGCTTCCTTGGTCTTGGCCTCGTCGATGCCGTCTTGGATCGCCGAGCCGAGCCGGAAGGCTGCCATGCCCGTCTGGGTGAGCTGCTGACCAAACCGTGCGACCTGCGGCCCCGCGAGGTTCTCCGCCGGCGCGATGCCGGGGGCTGCGAAGTCGCCGATGTCGCCGCCCCCCTGCGGGGCGACCTGCGGGACGAAGGTGGTCGGTACGGTCGGCATGGGTCAGATCCTCTGCGTGGACACGCCCTCGAGCAGCTCCTCGATGCGGCGGTTGCGGGCCCAGGTGGTGGCAATGTCGGTGGCGCTGCCGAGGAGGCTCGTCCCGAGCGCGAGGCCGGGGTAGATCGTGCCAGCGGTGGCCTGTAGGTTCTGCGCGGAAATGTCGGCCATCGTGGCACCGACCCCGATGTTGAACGCCCGCAGGCGGGCCGCCTCCTGCTCGCGCACGGTAGCGGCGTTGATGTTCAGGCGGTCGATCTCCTTGACGAGATCCATGCTGCCGATGATCTCCTTTGCGCTGCCTGCGCCGAGGACGGCACCACGGGAAGCGAGTGCGGCCTGTGCGCTTGCACGCGCCTGCCCCGCCCGCATGGAGTACTGCCCGAACCGCGCTGCGCCCTCGCGGCCGATCTGTCCAGCTGTGAATTCGGCGGCACGCTGGTTGATCCGCCCCATCTCGGCCGCGAACCGCTGGTTCTGGGCCTGCATCTTGAGTTGGTTCTGCTGGCTCTGCGCTGCGTAGAACGAGCCGATGGCTCCCGTGATCGACCCGAAGATGCCCGCGATGGGGCCGGCGACCGTCATGGCACTGGCGAACTGCGATGCGAACCCGGGGCCAGGTCCTGGCCCACTGATGGCGTACGACTGCCCGGTCATCAGCGTCGGGCCAGTCGGGCTTGAGGAGAACGGTACCTGTACGACTGCCATGTCAGCCTCCGATGCTCACTTCAAGGGTCAGCCCAACGATGGTCAGCGGGAGCGGGTCCGACTGCCGCACGTAGACGCGCCCCGCCTGCCGCCACGTGGGCGTGAGCTTCACGCCGATCTCGTCCGTCTTGAGCCCAGGCGGCGAGCCGTATGGCTCCGTGGTGCGCTGCTTGGCTTCGACGAGATTGTCGGCGTCGGGGCCGACGAAGATTCCGCTTGAGCGATATACGCGCAGGAATGCCTCGTTGACGTTCTTGGCGCGGCCCTGCCCGAATGCCTCCATCTGGAGCGCCATCGGCAGCGTCTCGAGGTCGCTGACGTAGGGCAGACCGACATGCACGACCACGGACGGCCGCTGCAACACGGCCACCCCACCCGTCACCGTGACCTGCGGCATGACCGCTCCGTCAGCAAGGATGCTGACCGTCTTGCCCTCAAGGTGCGTCAGGCCGGCCACCGTGTCGCGTGCAAACGCCCACACAGCCGTCGCCACCCCGCGCAGGGCCACGGGCAGGATGAGGTCCGTTCGGGCCGTAGCGACCGTCGTGGAGGTCGTGGACAGGATCGTCAGGCGATAGGTGTTTCCGTTGGCATCGGTCAGGACGATGGCGTCGCCCACGTCCGTGGTGGCCGGGAACTGGAAGATGGCGCTGCTCGCCGTAATCGTCAGCACGTCGGCCGGACCCCAGGTCGTGCCGCCCGTTACCGTGACCGTGGTGGCAGTCGTGTTCGTTCCGTTGTAGGTCAGGCCGCTGTCCACGAAGAAGCAGTCCTTCAACTCGCCGACCTGCCGGCTTGCGAACCGCTCCACGTATCGCTTCGTGTTGCCACCGATAGTCCGCTTGACGATGACGTACAGACGGTCCTCGGCACCCTCGGCCACGGCCGCGCATGACTCAAAGTCGCCGTCCGTTTCATGCTGGTGCCATGCGCCGATCTGCTGCTCGGGGATGTACGTCAGTCCGAGCATGCTTCCCGTGCTCGAGATGAACCACAGCAGCGGCTGCGGAGCCTTGCTGTAGCACATGTCCGTAATGTCGAAATTGTCGAACAGGTGCGTGGCTCTGATCGACAGGTCCCCAGTCACGAACCCGCTTGCCTGCCAGGAATAGCCAAGCTCGCGCACGTGGCCGTCACGCGCAGAACAATACACCACCGTGTTGTTCACGATGGACGGCTGCACGTTGTTTGCACCGACGTAGGACTGTGGGCGCACCGAGATCGTAGTCGGCGAGATCACGTCGCTGTTCACCGGGCTCACGCGCCACTCGGCGGCGCTCGTCAGCGCGAGCAGCTGCGTCAGCGGAACGAGGTGGCGGATCGTGTTGGCCTCCCGTGCGGCGACGCGGAAGTTGATCCGGTCTGTGTCCTGCAACGGGATGTGGTAGGACATGTCGCTCTCGGTCCCGGTGCGCGTCATCCACATCGTCTGCGGAGAGTTGGTCGTGCCGGCGAACACGCGTCGCTGCTCGAAGTAACTGACCGCGCCTGGGTAGTTCCCGCTCGACGCGAACACCGTCTCGGTCACGGGCGGCGTGATTCCCATGTCTGGCGCGATGTTGTTGTCAACGAACGACGTAGCCTCGGTCTGGCCGATGAACCCGTACAAGCCGCTCTGTCGCTTGTAGACGTTGTATCGGCTCGCGCCGGATACGGCCGACCACGAGATCGTGTTGTACGCGCCGACCACTGCGAGGTTGTTCGACACGCTTCCGGCCGCAGACGGCGGCGTCTCGTCGATCCCGTTGGACGTGATCGCCGTCACCACGTAGTAGTTCGTGATGCTCTCGGTCTGCTCCATCCCCTGCACCAGACCGCCGCTCGTATAGGTGCCGCCAGAGAAATCAATCTGGACGTGCGTCTGGTAGTTGAGAATCGAGAACGTCGAGTTCGTGTGGAAATCGGCAATGATGAAGAACTTGTCGTTCACCAGATTCTGGAACGTGGTGTTGCCAACCACGCCGGAGATATAGATCGAATCTCCCTCTGCGATTGTCAGGTTCTGCACGGCAGACGCAAGCGTGATGCGATCCTGCGCGATGTCCACCGAAGTGATGTTGTATCCCTGACCTCGCGTCGCGGTCACGGTCGGCGTTCCAGGCGTGGCGATGTTCGCTCCGAATGTGATCGTCGTGAGCGTCCACGTGGTCGCACCAAGGCGGCGCAGCTCACGCGGCGCGTAGTTCGGGTGGACGAGCGTCAGCACGTCGGCCGACTGCACGTAGTGGATGTCAAACAGGTCGGCTTCGGCGTAGGGATTCGGGATTTCGTAAATCCCTGCCGGCAGCGGATACCAGTACGTGGCGTTTGGCGGCGCGTTGCCTGTGGTCGGGGCGACGCAGTAGTAGTTCACGCCGCCCGAGGACACGAGGTCGCCCACCACGTAGGCGGTCGCCCCGTTGTACGCAGCAGGCGTTCCCGGCCCGAGCGTCGCACCCTGCGTGTGGAACCGGAAATAGCCAGCGCCGAGCTCGAGCACCATCGTCTGCGTGGTGCTGAACGTGAACGGAAGCAGGCGCGTGCGCTTCGTGCTGTCCTTGACCTCGCGCACGAACGCCGTGCCGGGTCGGTTCTCTGCCGGCCCCTGCGGCAGCGCGATGAAGTTGAGCAACTTCGCTGCGCCCGTCTGGAACTTCACGTCATCGATCCGCCCCCACATCTCGGGCGAAACCTCGCCGCCCGCGAAGGACCGTGTGTACGTGCGGGTCAGCGCCATATCAGCGTCCAGAAATCCACGAGGTGATGTGACCGGGCTTTACGTCGCGCTGGTTGGCGTCCGACATGCGGGCCTGTCCGAGGTAGATTGCGACCATCTGGAGGCATCGCTGCGCCTGCCGTGCGCCCTCCTCGCCCTTCACAACGGGACCGGCAAGGAATGACGCGAGCTGCCACGACAATGCGATGGTGAACATCGGGTCGAACTTGGTCGAATCGCTCACGAGCGCCTGATATCGCAGGAGCGCATTCTCTTGATTCGTGTAGATGACCTTGTTCCCGAGCGTGTCCGTCTCAATCACGTATTCCTGCGGCACGTACACGCCGGCGGTCGTGATGGGTGGGTTCGTCCATCCGAAGCCGTAGCGGTCGGCGGGGTATGCGCGGACGGAGTAATCGTTCTCCGCGTCTGGCGGAAGCACAGCCACGGCGGTCATCATGTCGCCGGGGCATGCGTAGGAATACTTCCACATGGTGTACGGCATCGTCACCTGCGCGAGGCTGACGCGCCGCGATGCGAACGACCACGTGTGCATCTGGAGGAGCATGTCACGTGCGCTCGGATAGAACCGGGCGCAGTGCTCGGCCTGCGCTGATCCCTCCGGCGGATCGATGCTAGCGACGGTGGCATCGTCACCGAGGTGCGCGAGCGCGAGGTTGCAGATCTCGACGACCGAAGCCATGGAAGCCTCCCGTAGGACGGGAGGGGCGCCGTGGTTTCCCGCCGACGCCCCTCCCTGTTCACTAACTCGTTACAAGCTCACTCCGATGCTTCGGTCACAGTGTTTCGAGGCTTCCGCACCTTGCGAGCGTGCTGATCTTCCTCTGGCCTCTGCTCGGGAACATCCAGGTATTCCAGATTTCCGTTGAACGGACCGTTGTACTGGAAGACATCGCCTTCGTTGCGATAATGGTTGTCCACGAAACAGACGACTTTTGCCTTGACCTTTGCCATCGAAGTCTCCTATCAGGTCACCGAGAAGCCGGAGGCGTAGAACTTGCGGCCGTCCTGGATGTCCATGACGACGTAAGCGCACACGCTGCCGGTGGTCGGGGTGCTTCCGACTGTGGTGTACCGAGCGCCGATGTACCGCTGTCCGGTAGACAGGAGCTGCGGATTGAAACGCACAGAGAACTGCGCGTTTGCGGTGAGGCTTGCCAGCGGAACGGGTCCAGATGAACCGATCACAGTCACGCCACTCGAAAGAGCAGCGTTCGTTGCGCCAATGATCTCGAACGTCAGCGAGGTCAGGGTGTTGTATGCCGCAACGCACGTGAAGTTCATAGTCAGATCCATGCCTTCGCCAATGTCACGGGCGACCGAAAGGTCAATCGTGTCGGTCGAAAGAACGGGAGTACCGGAAACAGGAAGCGCCGCCTGTCCGGTAGCGACACCAGTCGCAGGGACGGTTCCAGACACAACGAGGAGATTATCAAGAATCATGGTGAGTTCCTTCTTTCTTGTTGATGGGAGCTATCAGCTCACCACGGCTTCGGTGTTGATGATCGCGTCAACCTTGCGGCACGGAACGCCCTGGAAAGTCAGCCAGCTGTACGGCGTGCCGAACTGCGAGAGACCGTCGTTGACCTTCAGGACAGCCTGGCTCTTATCAAGCGCAGCAATCGCAAGGCCGCTGTGGACGGTACGGTTCATGTAGAACGCGGCGCGACCCATCGCCATGTTCGGGATGCGATACAGAGCACGGCTCATCATCTTGATGATGGCAGTGGATGCGGTCGCGGCCTGGGTGGTCACCTGACCCAACAGGTCAGTCGTGTTGATGTTGCAGATTCGCACGACGTAACGCCAGTCCTTCACGACCAGACCGTTCTTCCACTGGTAACGAGTGGCGTAAGCCTGGAGACGGTCGTTGCCGTTATACACGGTCTGCTCGCCAAGATCCTCGTGCATGAGGCCAGCGGTCGAACCCTTCGGGAACGGGCAGTAGACGGTGTTGTCACCCCAAACCACCAGGTAGATCGAAGTGTTCGCGGTCGCATCAGAACCACCCGCAGACAGGATGTTCTGCGAGTTGTTCGGAGAACCAGCACCAATGTCAGAGTAACGCGGCGCGAAACCGAGGAACTGCTTCGGATCGGTGGCGGGGTTGCCGTAGAACAGCGTGGTCGCCTGCGTCTGGTTCATGGCCTCGAGGAAGGCCACGTCTTCGGACAGACGGAACTGCGCGGTGTTGCCGTTCAGCATGGCGAGATCCTTATCGACCTCGCTGCGAGCCTCGAGGATGCCGCAGGCTTCATCGACCTGGGCAGTCGTGCTCTTGCTGTTCGGGATGCCCTGGTTGAGGGCGCGCCAGTACACGGCCGGCAGACCAGTACGGATGACGACGCGGTCGCCCGTGGGGAGGTTGCCTTCCTTGAAGACGCAGTCCTCGAGGATCTCGTTGGTCTGGGACAGGAGTTCCGCAACGACCGGAACGCGGCCCTCGGGATCGGTGCGCTTCGCCCAATCGGCGAGCGTCAGGTTGTTAGCAGTAATAGTTGCCATTGCTTGTTCCCTTTCGTGGGTTTAGGTGCTGGAGGAGTACATTGCGTCGGCGAGGTCATTGAACGAGCGGGGTCCGGCCGATCTGGCTTCGCCCTTGTTGCCCGTGACCATGCTGTCCTCGCTGATCGCCTTTCCGGCGCGGAACATGAACCGGATCACTTCCGGGTGGTTCCCGAGGCCGGACTCGTTGAGCAGGCTGCGGAGTTCGGAGGTGCCGAACGCATCGAGCGCCTTCTTCGCCACGGACAGGTTCTCCGACAGACGCTCGCCGCCAAACTCCTTGTCGGCCTTGCTGCTGTCGGCCCATCCGGTGCGGACGGCCTCGATCTGCGCCGCCTGACGTTCAGCCAGCTTGGGGCCGACTGCGTCAAGGACGCGCTGCGCGGCTTCCTGCGACAGGTTCAGCTCCTTCGCCACCTTCGAGTACTCGGCAATGACCTCGGAGTCGAACG